AGAACAAATCGTGATTACCTGGAAACCAGAAAAACTGCTCAAAAGCAGCTCCTAGTTTTTCCAGTAAACGGATGCTAGTGTCTAGTGTGATTAGGTTTAGACTATTTCGATTGTGACTCCAATCACCAAGGAAGATACAAGTCTCTGCCCCTTCCTTTTTGGCTGTGTCTATAAACCAATCAATAAATTCTTCGCAGTCACTTAGATGTGTGGTGCTGTTGCTTTTCAGGCCAACATGAAGGTCTGTGAAGCAGGCTACTTTTTTAAATAAAGACATGAATATGCTAATCTCCCAACTTAGAGTTTAGCATAATTTAACTTTGATATCAATAGATTTAGTCAGTTTCTTTGAATTCGTCATCCTCTTCGAATTCACAGTCTTCGCTTTTTGGAAGCTTCATGTTTTTATAAATTTCGGCTTGTCTAGCAATTTCTTCAGCATATTCATGAGAATTTTGTCTAGTTAGACTAGGGGTTAGCCCTGCGTCTTCAAGTAGGTCATCACGGATATTTTGATTTTTCTTCTCAATATTCAAAATTCTTGTGAATGAGTTGGTGATCGCTGAAGTATAGTACGCAAATGGGTTTTCTGACTTGGACTCATCAAACTGTAAACCGACCTGGCTTAGTTGTAGAATCGCCTGTCCTCGCATTTCGTCAACATACGTGTAGCCTCTCCAGTTGCTTCTTTGCGCATACCTTTCACTTAGTTTCATAAACATTCTACCTAAGTTTTCAGTAATTCGTCCATGATCCTTACTAAATTTCCCAGTTTGGAGATCTCCGATCCAGTGACTTTTACCTACACAAACGAGTTCACCTTCGTCATTGTATTTCCAATGCTGGAATGGGGGGAAGTTTACCTTTTCATGACTATCGGCGACTGATTTTGTTGTTTTCTTTCTTCCAGGAGCCAACGGTATGTGATCGTAGGTCATTATTCTGATGATCAAGTCAGTCTCGTTGATTGTTTCGGGGTCTGGGGTACATTCAGACAGTTTTGATTTTTTGTCTCCGGAATTTCTAGCTTCGGTGAACAGTTGAACACCGATTCGTTTCGCGCGATTCTTTTTGGCCTCGGCTAAAACTTTATCGTTAATCTGAGATAAGCTGGTTAGGATAATGTCATATTGACTGTGCTCAGGACCGGTGAATTTTGAAAACGAGCATTTACTTCTGTGTATTTCAGCAAGCAAATCTCTGTTGTTTAAGTACTTGACTTTTCTTAGTGTTGCGGGGAATTCGGACATATTTTTATAATTTTTTTAATTGTAACATTGAAATGGCAGTTGTCAATCAATTTAGATAACTTAGTACTTTATTTATTTTGGTAAATATGATAAAGGATATACCATGGCTACACCAGAAGAAATTGAAGCAGCTAAAGCAGGATTAACTGGAGATCAACTTAAGTGGTTAGGCAGCGCCGACCCCACTGATCCGTTCATTAGGGCGAGAGGGGGGTTACCGCCACTGCCAACGCAAGTCACGGTACCGTCGCAGTCCGATGTTAACACTGCGGTAAAATATGAAAATGCTGAAATTGTTGGAGACACTACTACCAACACTAGCAATTATTCAAATGAGGGTAGGAATTCTAAGGTACCGCCTGGTGCCCTACAGCCAAGTCCTCCAGACGTATCAGTCACATTCAAGAGTATTGCCGGAGATCAGATTAATTCAGACATGCGTGTTAAAATTCGAGTGCCTGATGATTACTTGACTGATCTAACTTCTGGATCAGATCTTGTTTTGAAACAACTCCAGGGAATTATTTTCCCATACACACCGACCATTAGTGTTAAACACTCTGCTGAGTATACAGATCAACAGCCTCTTCATTCTAACTTTTCAGTTTATTTTTATAAAAGAAGTAAGGTCGAACCTATTACAATTAGTGGTAAGTTTACAGTGCAAAATGACTCGGAAGCAGAAACTTTTATTGCCACGGTTCATTTGCTGAGATCATTGACTAAAATGAGAAGTGGCGGAAGTTCTGGTGATGCTGATAGCGGAGCACCGCCTCCAGTTTGTAGGCTAAACGCTTATGGAACTTTTATGTTACAGAATGTGCCAGTTGTCATTTCTAGCTTTAGCCTCACTCTTCCGGATAATGTGGATTATTTTACTTACGGCAAAACTATTTCTGGAAAATATGAAAAGACTGCTGTGCCCGTGATGTCAACTATTGAGGTTACATGCAATCCAATTTATAGCAGAGACGAAATGCGTAAATTCAATGTAACTGGGTGGTTGAATCAAAAGTATGTTAGAAAAGCAGGTTATCTATGATATCTTATAAAAACACAAGCCCGTATTACACAACATCTATGACTTCTGGATATTTAGATGTGATCGATTTTAGAGATTTGCCTGAAGAAACAGATGATATACTTTTTGAAGTAACAAAAAACTACGAATACCGTCCGGACTTGTTAGCCCATGATTTGTATAAAGATGTGGGTCTGTGGTGGGTATTTGCTGTTAGGAATAAATCTGTGATTAAAGATCCAGTTTTTGATTTAGAATCTGGTGTTAAGATATATCTGCCCAAGATCACGACTATTAAACTTGCGTTGGGGATCTAATAATGTCTACAGTTCAAACAAAGAGCGCAGCACAATTATTACGATCATTCGACTCTTCAAATACTGAACGCAAAACAAAAGTTGACGAAACTACTGCGGCTCCATCAGCTCCTAGCGTCACTCAAAACTCGATTCATAATGTATTAGACGGGTATCGGTCTTATTCTTATAATTTTACACTAGCGGCGCTAAGAAAGGATGCGGTAGAAAATCCAGATTCTTACAGAAATAGTGCTTTGGATCTAGTAATCCTAAAGTCTGGAGGAAAAGGCACACTAGGTATTTCTACGAATGTGTTTGGGATTGATAAGGTAGTTGGTCAAGACGTTACGGAAATTAGAGAAGGCGGTAGAATCTTGGTAAGATCAGTGAAAGATATTACTGAGACTGATTTTTCTGGTAAAGATCTTGTTGATAGTTTTAACAAGAACAGTCCTGGCAGATTCGACATGTTTATTAACAACGTCGAAATCGAAACTATAATGAGTTTTACAGAGGCTGGAGGAACAACACTACCAACCGGAATAAAATTTGAAGTAACTGAACCATATAGTATTAATGGCTTTATTGAAGCATTACAAGTATCTGCTATCGCTGCTGGATATCCAACATATGCACAAGCCAGCTATGTTTTAAAGTTAGAATTCTGGGGATATCCGGATTCGGACCTAGTCGGCACGCCAGTTAAAATACCAAATGCTGAAAGATATTTTGTATTCGGGTTCTCCGGCGTTGAAGTAGATGTCAGCGAGCAAGGAACCAAGTATAGATGTGCTGGTGTTCCTTTTGATCAAAAAGTCCATGGACAACCTAGTGTCCTCAAGAAGTCGATTAATATGGCTGGTAACACTGTTCAGGAAATCCTAGAAGATTTGATGATCAAAATTACCAAGCAAGGCAAAGATGATGACGGCAAAGCTAAATCAAGTACAAATGTTAAGAATTATGACGAATATGAGATTCTGTTTCCTGTCTTATCACCGGACGGGACTCTTGATTATAACTCGACTAATGATATTGGGAAAGCAGCAGTTGACGAACTTTTAAAAAGTAACGCAATTTATAAGTTCCCAGATCCAGGCGAAAACTCCAAGCCAACCGCACAAAAAGAAAGTGGCAAACAGCAACCCACCGCAGAAGAACAAGCTAAATCTCCTGAAACAGTCAAACTTCATCCTTCAAAAGGCACTCCGCCGCAGGTTCAATTCGCAGAAAAGCAACGAATTAATGAAATTATCGCCGCGCTGATAGTGGATAGTGAATTTATCCGTAATAAGCTTAGAAATTTGGAAGACCCTAAAGTAATAGATGAGTACGGATTTATAGATTACTTTTTAATTACTACAAAAATATCAAATAAATCTGAGATAGACCCTAGTTCTAGGAAGCCTTTTCAAAAATTTACATATGTAGTTACCCCTTACAAAATACATTTTACAAAAGTTCCTGGACTTCAAGGACAGCAGTATAAAATTGACAAGATTTCGTCGTTGAGTATCCGAGAATACAACTACATGTATACTGGACAGAATGTTGATATATTGAATTTTAAATTAAATTTTAATAATCTCTACTTTGAAGCCATACCAAATGCTTTTGGTAATAGTGACAGTGGTAAGAGCCCTAACGCAGCTGGTAGATCGAACGATGTTCAAGCACAGAGAACTGGTGACGATGTTGGTAAGATACAAGTTAGTGGAAATGTAGTCCCTACAGTATTTCAAGTACCACAATCTGTTTCGGAAATGGGAGTTAGCGGCGGGCAACCTCAGAGAGATTCTTACTATTCTTTAGCAAGAACCATGCACAAGGCTGTTGTTGATTCCACATCGAACATGCTTACTGGTGAGATTGAGATTATTGGAGATCCCTTATATGTAGTTACTGGGGGTATAGGAAATTATATTCCAACGACTCTTAGTAGAACTATTACGGTGGATAATGAGGCGGCATACCTAAACGGGCAAGTCTTAATTACAATTAATTTTAGAAACCCAGTTGATTTAACATCAACGGAAAACGGCGGGAGATTATATTTTGATTCGGAAAAGGTTCCCTTTAGTGGGATCTACGCAGTGAACACGGTTGTAAGCACTTTTAACGATGGTGTGTTTAAACAGCGTTTGAGTATTATGAGAATGCCCGGGCAGATTGTTAATAAAGGTGAACCTACAGCTATCAAGGACACTATAAAAACTGTGCCAAACCCAAACGATCAAGTTGCGACTGATTCAACCACCGGAACTAATGCCGGTCAGCGTCCACAAAATTTAAATTTACTAACTACATTGGGTAGGGGTATAGCAAGTCCCGGATTGCCCGGAGTATTAAGCAATTTTACAAATGCTGTTGGGGGTCTAGGAGGGACTTCAAATTCTTTACTTACTCAGGTTAGTGGCGCTGTTTCGAGCGGAATTGGCAAGTTAACTTCGGCAGCAGCGATATTTGGTGGAAACATTCCTGGAGGTGTTTCACAGCTTGCCTCCGGCATTAGGATGCAAGCATCTGGGTTAGTCGCTCTAACTCAGAGTAGTTTGGGTAATGTTGCATCTATATCTCAAGCAGCGTCATCTATTGGATCTGCCGAATCATCTAATAAAATCAGTTCCACGATTGTTAATACAATACAAACTCAAGCAGCCACTTTAAAAAATCAAGTGTCTGTTGTGGGTTCTGGAATAGGCGAAGGAGCAACAGCATTTGTTCAAAATGCTGAAAAACAAATTTCTGATGTAAAAAACATTGGTAGCAAAGTAGTTGACTCGGTAGTTTCTGTAACTGATTCGGCGATGACCAAGGTCAACTTTATCAAGAATGATGCTGCAAAGCTAGTTTCTGATGCAGGCAATAAAATTACTAGTCTACTCGACGGAACGACCACAGATCCAGCAGCAATTGCTAGTAAATTTGGTATTAACGCTTCTCAGTTATCTGGTTTAGGTGATAATATTAAAAGCAAAGTGCTTGATGAATTAAAACAAATATCAGATAAAATACCTGAAAACACTAACTTGTCTGCGGCAGTTGCTACTGGGTTATCGTTGGAATACCTATCTACGGCAAAACTCGCAAATATTCCAGCAACGCAACCATTTGTGACGGCCCCGACAGCAGCAGTTGACGGGGCTATTGATCAACTTGCCAGTTCTCCTCAAGCGGTGTTAAATTCTCAGCTTATGACTTCGAACCCCGTCGATACGACAGCGCTGCGAGGTAAACTACAGTCCGCCCAATCGCAAATTTCGTCAATAACTGGTTCTATAAAATCTGTAGAATCTTCTATTTCATCACTAGGTAATCAAGTTTTAAATACAGCAAATACTGTTGCTACATCTGTGACATCTAAATTTGGCAGCAAATCATCAGGCAGCAGTCCGTTAGACAAATTAATGTCGTGAAAGCATAAACTATGGCAATAGATACAAGATCGAGAGGGAAATTACCGACACCTGGACCGTTTTTAGCAGAAGTTACAAACCTACTAGACCCAACGTACATGGGTAGTTTAGAAGTGGCTATCATTAAAGGCATCCCCAACTCAGTAATGAGTCAAGGTGAAACTTATATCGTTCGGTACTTAAATCCGTTTTATGGTGTGACTAGCTCTAGATTTGAAGGAAACAACTCTGGAGATTTTAACGATGTGCAAAAAAGCTACGGAATGTGGATGGTTCCGCCCGACGTCGGCACAACTGTTATGGTAATTTTCATTGACGGTGATCCGAACCAGGGGTACTGGATGGGGTGCGTCCAGGACATGTTCCAAAATCACATGGTTCCCGGAATTGCGGCTAGTAAGCAAACTATTCTTACTCCTGAGCAAGAAAGAAAATACGGTACAACATACCTGCCTGTCGCTGAATATAATAAAAGTACACAACGATTAGAAAATACCAACGTTGAGAGAATAGGGAAACCAGTTCACCCCTTTGCCGATAGACTATTGGCTCAGGGGTTACTCTTAGATACTGTTAGGGGAGTAACTTCTAGCAGCGCTCGTAGGGAAGTGCCAAGCAGTGTTTTTGGCATTAGCACTCCGGGCCCGGTAGATACTTCTATTAATGCTAAACGAGGAGAAATTGGATATGACAGAAAAATTAGGATACCAGTCAGTAGATTAGGCGGATCTACATTTGTCATGGACGATGGTGATGTTAACGGACAAAACGAACTTGTGAGGATTAGGACAAGAACTGGTCATCAAATTCTCATGCACAACAGCCATGATCTAATATACATTGCTAATAGCAAAGGTACAGCATGGGTCGAATTAACTAGCAACGGTAAGATTGATATCTATGCTAGAGATAGCGTAAGTATTCATACAGAGCAAGATTTTAACTTCAGAGCTGATCGAGATGTTAATATTGAAGCAGGGAGAAATATCAACATGAATGCTTACGGTGGCATGGAAATCAACTCTGTTGATAGATTTTATCTAGTATGCGGTGATAATGGCAAATTACAGTTTGGCGGGGAATACAATCTAACAGTTGGATCTGATTTAAAGATTCAAGCCGGAGCCACATCAAACATAATTAGTGAAGGTGGTATGAGATTAAACAGCGGCGCAAATATCAGCCTCGGAGCAGCTGGCAATGTGCTGCTAACAGGCGCAGATGTACATTTTAATGGCCCTGCCGCTGAAGTTGCCAATGCTCCGACGCAGCCCACGCAGCTTGAAAAATTTAATTTACCTAACAGAAGTCCGTCGTCTGGGTGGGCAAATGGCAACTTTTTTAAGAGCTCAAGTATCACTAGCATTATGCAGCGAGTTCCTACACATGAGCCGTGGGACCATCATGAAAATATTAATCCTTCTAGATTTTCTCCGAGCTCAACTGATATTTCAGTCAAGCGATCTGGGGATTTGAAATCAAGTCCGACTGCGCCTATTAGCGCCGATTCTCCAGTACCGGTGAATACTGATCCGGTAGAACTGCCAGCATCAAAAAGTGCTGCTTCTAATGAAGCATATCTTCAAGCGACTCTTATTGCTGGTGGAGTTACTGATCCTGTGAAATTGGCTGCTTGGATGGCCCAATGCAAAGTTGAAAGTGGCGGGTTTGTTCATCTAAAAGAACTCGGTGGAGATAGCTATTTTGCCAAATATGATGGTAGAGCCGATTTGGGTAACACTCAACCTGGCGATGGGGCCAAGTTTAAAGGGCGTGGCTTTATACAGTTAACTGGCAGAGATGTTTATGCTAAGATCTCTAAGTCTTTAGGACAGGATTTTGTAAACAGCCCGGATAAACTAGAAAGTTTAGAGTGGGCTGCCAAATCAGTTCTGTATTTCTTCAATGTTTATAAGCGAGGATTTAAAAATCGATACATGGATAAGCCTGCTACTGATCCAACTTTTGATTGGAGCGATCAAAGACAAGTCACTGGATTAGTTAACGGGGGCTTAAATCATTTAGCTAATAGAACTCAGTATTATAATGAGTATTTGGCAAAATTTAGGGAAAAAGGTATACAACCTGAGGGATATGTAGGCACCGGAGGCAACGGCATTTTGAACGATAGTAACGGAAATCCTGTAAAAACTGGTGCATAAATACCAGTATGCCGTATAAGAATTTAGAAATCAACAATGAAACCTCTGTATTACAAACTCCTGTAAAACAAAGCCAGTTTTACAAAGGTTTTAGTTCAGTCGATGTGACACAGACTAACACAAAACTGTATGATTTTGATATCATAAAACAAGATATTATTAATCATTTCAATACACGTAAGGGTGAAAGGGTCATGAACCCTGACTTTGGGAGTATTATATGGGAACTCTTGATGGAGCCGTTAACTGATGAAGTCAGGGAATTACTGACGCAAGATGTTACTGAAATTTGTAACTATGACCCTAGAGTTTCCCCTACGCAAATTCAAGTTACTGAGTTTGAGTCTGGATACATTTTAGAGCTCACTCTTATGTTAAATGGCACAGACCAGTCGTCTAATATGATTCTCACTTTTGATCAAAAACTTGGTCTAGTCTCTGAATAAACTGCCCACTTTATGCGTTAAATAAATACGGTACAGTAGAAAAATTATGATACCATCAACAAACTCAAAGCTGCTAGTCGCTGAGGACTGGAAAAAGATTTACCAAGGGTTTCGTAATGCCGACTTTAAGAGCTACGACTTTGAGACGATTAGGCGAACCATGATTACCTATCTTCGGGAAAATTATCCTGAAGACTTCAACGACTTCATTGATTCTAGTGAATATATTGCCCTAATTGATTTGATTGCGTATCTAGGTCAAAATTTAAGTTTTAGAATAGATTTAAATGCTCGAGAAAACTTTTTAGAAACAGCGCAACGTCGAGACAGCATATTGAGATTGGCTCAGCTAGTTAGCTATGTTCCAAAAAGAAACGTCCCGGCGACTGGCTTTTTGAAGATTACTGCGGTATCTACGACTGATAACGTGTATGACTCTAACGGTACAAACTTATCGAATACTGTAATCGGATGGAATGACCCTACAAACTCTAATTGGTTTCAACAGTTTGTAACAATTATTAACTCGGCAATGAATCAAACAATTATGTTTGGTAAGCCGTATGCCCGAGCAGTTGTTGACGGTATACAAACAGAACAATATCGATTAAACAGTGCTAATACAGATGTCCCAGTGTACAGCTTTTTAAAAAGTATAAATGGCACTGCTATGAATTTTGAAATCACATCTTGCGGCTTCGATGGCGGAAAATCTATTTACGAGGAAGCACCTAGACCGGCTAATTCATTTAGCTTGATCTATAAAAACGATAATCAAGGTTCTGGCAGCGCAAATACGGGATTCTTCTGTCATTTTAGACAAGGGACTTTGGGGGTTGCTAGTTTTTCTATAGATAATCCAGTACCTAATGAGATTGTTGGGGTTAACACTGCCGGTATTAACGATTCAGACGTGTGGTTGTGGCAACTCGATAGCAACGGTGAGTATGATATTCTTTGGAAAAAGGTGCCAAGTGTAACCGGCAACAACATCATTTATAATAGTTTGGATAAAAACGAGAGAAACTTCTACAGTGTAACATCTCGCGACAGAGATCAAATAGATTTGAATTTCGCTGACGGATCTTTCGGTAATCTACCTAAAGGACAATTTAAATTATTGTATCGACAAAGTAACGGCTTAAGTTATAGCATTAAGCCAGATCAACTTAGTGGTGTTGTTGTTGAGATACCCTATACAAATAGGACAGGGCAGACGAATACTCTATCAATTACGCTATCCCTTCAGTATACTGTTAATAATAGCGCAGGTCCGGAATCTAATGCTAGTATACAGAGCAAAGCCCCGCAAGCATACTATCTACAGAATCGGATGGTAACTGCTGAAGATTACAATATTGCTCCTTTGACTTTGGGAAGTGATATACTAAAAGTCAAGAGTGTTAACCGATCAACAAGTGGTATCAGTAAGTATTTCGAGCTATCGGACGCTACTGGCAAATATAGTCGAACTGATATCTTTGCGTCAGACGGGATTGTGTATAAGAACACTAATGAACAGAACTTTACGTTTGATTTTGTTAACAGAAATGAAGTGTATGCGGTAATAAAGCAACAACTGGCTCCAATAATTTCTTCCGAGTCTTTGAGATCGTTCTATTTCGATAAATTTTCTAGAATAACTGTTAGTGATTTTGTTGCTAAATGGAAATTGGTAAACAAAGTGTCGGGACAGTCTAGAGGTTATTTTTACGATCCTAGCACAGACCAGCCACTAAGTCTTGGTATTTTTACAACTGACAATTTAAAGTATCTAGCTCCTGGTTCATTGGTTAAATTCAATAATAGTTTTGGCAACACTAATACAGTAATGTGGACTACGGTAGTTGCGGTCTTCGGAGATGGTACCAACTCTGGGCAAGGCACATTAGATGATGGTACCGGCCCAGTTATTTTTAGTGATATTGTTCCAGAAGGTTCTACACTGGTCGAAATCATACCCAAATATGTGAGTAATTTAACTAATGCGTTCGAATCTGAGTTAGTTAACTTATGCTTAAATCAACGAAATTTTGGTTTAACTATAAACGACAGTACCAGATCATGGGCTATTGTATTAGATACAAATTTAAACTTAACTTCACCGTTTAGTTTAGACTTCCAGGGGGATAAAACTAACTCTAGTAAAGATTCTAGTTGGCTCGTGGCATTTACTTGGACTGGCAAAAACTACAAAGTTCGGTATCGATTGACTAATTACGTTTTTGAGAGTCAAAACCAGACTGGGTTTTTCGTAGATACAAACAATATTAATTACGATTTTACAAATGATACTGTAATAAAGGATAAAATTACAGTGTTATCTATCAATAAATCTTCAACTTCTACAGCAGTCAGTCTTGAGAAAGACTATGTTTGGCAAATTGATGGACCAATTACAGAATCTGATGGATATATCGAACCTAAAAAGGTGTTAGTTAGTTTTTATGATTTCAATAGTTCTGGTCAAGTTACTGACCCTGACACTTTTGGAAATATTGTACAACCGTTATCTACAGCCACAGCTGGCATTGATGTTAAAAATGCCGGATACTTGGATAAATTTGTATATTTTGAAACTTTAGATGACGGACTACGCTATCAAATAACAACTTCTACGATTATTTCCTTTCCAACTGAATCAGTTGCACAACAACTTGTGGATAATGATATGGCATATTTTGAAGAAGGACAATTGGTTTACTTCTATGATGAAACAGAGAACGTAGTAAAGAGGTATTCAACAACCGCGGGGTCTCCAGTATTCACATATGAGTCGAAATATTACGCATATCCAGGTAGAACTGATTTAAAATTTCAGTATCAGCACAACAGCGGTGAAGATCGCCGCATCGATCCTAGTAAGAGCAATCTAGTTGACGTTTATTTGTTAACATTGGCCTACGATGCCGAGTATCGAGCTTGGCTAACATCTGGTACAGGATCTGAACCCCTTGCTCCGACAAGCCAAAGCTTAGAACAAAATTACTCGGCACAGCTTGAACCTATAAAAACAATCAGTGATGAGATCGTATTTCAACCGGTTAGATACAAAGTTTTATTTGGTAGCAAAGCAACACCTAGTCTTCAAGCAACATTTAAAGCAGTCAGAAATCCAAATATTCCAATAAGCGATAACGAACTTAAATCTAATATACTCACGGCCATAAACGAGTTCTTTTCTTTAGAGAATTGGGATTTTGGACAATCGTTTAGATTCAGCGAATTGTCGGCGTATGTTATGAACGCACTTACTCCAAATATAATTAATTTTGTTATTGTTCCAAAAGTCAGTTCGTTTGGAAACTTATATGAAATTTCATGTTTAAGTAACGAAATTTTCATAAGTGGAGCAACTGTTAACGACATAAGTATTATCGATGCCATAACAGCGACTCAACTAAATTTAACAAATAGCGCATTTAACAGTGGGAATTAATGATGTCAAATAAGCCAATTAAATCTGTCAATCTTTTACCTGAATTTTTTAGAACTGAAAAAAACTCTAAATTCTTGGCTAGCACAATTGATCAGTTAATTCAGCCACCAAAACTTGAAAGAATTGACGGATTCATCGGGACTAAAAATACTCCGACGTATAAATCGGAAACTGATGATTACATCACAGAGACATCGCCGCTGAGAAGGGATTATCAATTAGAGCCTGCGCTTGTTATTAAAGATGAGTCCGGGAATATCGAGCAAGTTAAAGCAATTGATGATTTGGCCAACGAGTTGGCAACCGAAGGTGGAATTGTTAACAATTTTGATAGGTTGTTTAAGCCTGAAATCCATTCATACAATCCCCATATTGATTTTGACAAGTTAGTTAATTATCAGCAGTATTATTGGTTACCAACAGGCCCAATCACAGTAGATATCGCAGGACTTAATTTCGGTACAGTTAGTACATACACTGTCACTGATAACAGTATTAACTCAGCATGGGTTTTTACACCCGATGGTTTGACAGAAGATCCACAAATTACACTATTCAGAGGCAACACCTACAGATTTGAAATAAAGTCGAAATATCCGTTTTACATTAAGACAGCACCATCTCTAGGGTATGCTGACGTTTATAATTTTAATGTGAGTGGAAACGGACTTACTGACGGCACACTTTATATCACAGTAGATGAAAACACACCGTCAATACTATATTATACGTCAGACCTTGTAAATTACACTCAAGGTCAGATTGTTATAAAGGATCCTTTTGAAGATTCGTCTATCAATGTTGAATTAGACGTCCTCGGCAAAAAGTCATTTACTTCTGGAAATGGCGTCACACTGTCAAACGGTATGAAAATTCGATTCGCCGGGAAGGTTATACCTGAAGAATACAGTGATCGGGAATTTATCGTCGAGGGTGTTGGACACGAGATAAAACTTATTGATTACTCACTCCTTACTGGATCTAAAATATTTTCTAGCACACTAGAAGATAACTTTGATGCTGAGACGTTTGACAAATATCCGTTTGATACTTTTAAGACTGTCCCTATTAATCCTGAATATTTGACAATTAATCGAGCAAGCAAAGACTTAAATCCTTGGACTAGATACAATAGATGGTTTCATGCTGATGTCATCACCGCCAGCGCTTTGGCCACAGGGCAAGTTCCTCAATTGCCAACTAGTAGCAGAGCAACTAGGCCTATTATTGAGTTTAAAGCCGATTTAAAACTGTTTAATTTTGGGACAACTGGTGTTCGAAATGTAGATTTGATAGACAATGACACTGCTGATGCGTTTTCTATAGTTGAGGGATCTGCGATATATCACATTGACGGTATTAAGCTTGAGCAAGGACATCGGGTAATTTTTAACGCAGATATTGACCCCGCAGTTCGCGGAAAAATTTATGAAGTTAACTATCGGATCATCGACAATAGATATCAAATAGATTTAGTCGAGGCTCCGGATTTTTCACCGGAAATCGGGTATTCTCTAGCAGTCAATTATGGTGTGAATTACTCGGGAAAAAGCTGGTGGTATAACGGTGATGTTTGGGTCCTTGCTCAGCAACATGAGTCACTAAATCAAGCGCCACTGTTTGATTTATTTGATAAAGATGGCATTAGCTATTCATCCGGCTCGGTATATAACAGCAATTTTTCTGGAAATAAAATTTTTAGTTATGCTGATGGGACAGTTTATGATAGCGTATTGGGATTTTCCATAAAGTACAAGACTACGGCTAAAACTGGTGTCGGTAGTTGGATGTTTGCTAACAATCTAACCAGCGACACTTTTTCGATTTTTGAAAATAACAAAGTTACCACTGTCAGCGCTGCAAAAGCATTTTGCAAATATTCTTATTCTACTGGCGATGTCTTGAAGAATGCGTGGGATGTTGCGGTAAATTATGATATACCTGTATTGCAGTTTACTGTGTCAACTGCTACGTCAATTATTGAAATTACATCATTGTCTCAACCAATTGACAGTGATACTAGTTTTACAGTGTTTGTTAATAACGTTCAAATTGATTCATCAAAATGGCAACTTGTATCTGAAGTTAATAGATCATATATACAATTCAATTATACTCTAGACCGACTATCAAATGTATTAATTAAAGCAAGAACCAAAACGCAGACTACAAATTCTGGGTGGTACGAGACTCCGGTGAGTCTAACTAACAATCCACTAAACGGTTCGGTATCCGAGTTCACACTAACTGAACTCACTGATCATTTTAAAACAATGGCAGAGGTAGACATCGAATTTTATGGCAACGCGGTTGGTTCAAATAATTCTAGAGACCTGCCGTTTGTTGGAAAGACTGGGTCTAGGTTAATTTCTAATGCTAACCCTATCGCATTTGCGGCCTTTTTCTTAGGCATTAAAGAGCATAATGCGGTTGACGCAATCACAAAGTCTGCGGATCAGTACAATCAATTTAAATTAGCATTTTTGAAGAAGATTGCTGAGTTTGAAATTGCCGGAGACCCAAAATCTGCTGTTGACATTGCGCTTTCTGAACTGAACTCGGATAAAGATTTGAATTCGCCGTGGTATGATTCGGATATGATTGCTTACGGCAACGATAAAGAAGCGCGTTCGTGGATTGTCACTGATAGTAGAAATATTTCTTATCCAATTAAGTCTGAGTTTAACACGTCGGCTTTAAGCACTCGATCTGTGTTAGTTTATTTAAATGATATTCAGTTAACACATGGAGTCGATTATCAGTTTAATTCAGTAGATTCTTTCGTAGAATTTTTAAAACCACTGGTCCCTGGGGATCGTATTGTAGTTGATGATTATTATGATACTAGCGGATCGTATGTGCCAGCAACACCGTCTAAATTAGGATTATATCCAAAATTTGAACCTCAAATCATCATCGATAACACTTATGCAGCTGGGCCTACTAAGGTTATTCAAGGGCATGATGGCAGTCTAATGGTCGCGTATAATGATTATCGTGATAATGTTGTTTTAGAATTCGAAAAACGAATATTCAACAATATTAAGGCAGCTTACAGACCCGAGCTGTTGGATGCGATATCATTCTTCCCAGGTGCTTTCAGAGAAACTGAATATTCAGTAACAGAAGTTAATAAGATTTTACAAAAAGATTTTATGAAATGGGCAGGGTTCTACGGTGTTGATGCCTTTACGAACTCTACTTTTGATTACAGCAGTTCCCTTACATGGAATTGCAGTGATTCTACTGTTGTTGCTACTGGATCGAAAGTTAGAGGAAACTGGAGATCTATCTTCAAGCACTTATACGATACCGAACGTCCCGGAACACATCCCTGGGAAATGTTAGGGTTTAGTAACAAACCTAGTTGGTGGGAGTCTGAATATGGAATTGCTCCATATACTTCTGGTAACGATTTGCTCTGGGAGGATTTATCTAAAGGTATAATTAGACAAGGCCATAGAGCAGGCGTTGACATAAAATATGTTAGAGAGGGGCTACTGTCATGCCTCCCAGTTGACGAGTTTGGAAACAACGTGTCAATTGATACATTAGTTACAGCTATTTCTCCAGCTGACATATACAAAGATTGGCAGTTTGGCGACTTCGGACCGGCTGAGACGGCTTGGAGGCGTAGTAGTTACTGGCCTTTTGCAGTTCAACGCCTATTAGCAGTTGCCAAACCTTCTACTTACGCGTCAATGATGTATGATACATCAGATGTGATTGTGAATCCGGTTGGGCAGAAAGTATCAAACACCAGCGAGCTATTTTTAAATTTAAATTCTGTTAAAGTTTCTGGTTATAACGGCGCATTAACTAGCGGATACAGTGTATATGTTTCAGAAATTGGAAAACAGAGATCAAGTAATTACTTAAAAACTCTTGCTGAAGATCTGGCTTACTCGAATTTTAGCCTGTTCTATAAGGTTGGCGGATTTGTTAGTAAAGATAAGTTGCAGATAATCATAGACGCCATCGAGCCAAACAGCACTAGTCCGGGAGCACTGCTCCCTCAAGAAGACTACGAACTAATACTGAATGTTAGCAATCCAGTAAAAACTGTGACTATTTCCGGAATTGTTATCCAGAAGACTTCGGGAAAATTTGTGTTGAAAGGATACGATCAGTTCTCTCCGTATTTCAATGTGTTAATGCCTATTAGGAATACAAATACACCGGCAATCACCATTGGCGGCATTTCCGAACCCTATGTAAATTGGAGCGAAGGTTCCGCAGGCAGTAATAACGGCCTAACAGCAGCGGACACAACAACGGCTCAGTCTGCCATAGCGGGTAATTTTTACTCCGCAGGTCAAATTGTTTCTTATAGAAATAAATTTTACCGAGTGAAAGTTTCTCATCAAGCTGGCAGCTCGTTCAACCCTTCTCTCTATCAAATATTACAATCACTGCCAGTTAATGGCGGCGCCACTGTTCAAGTTGCTGCTTCCTTTGAAAATACAACTACTCACGTCCCTTACGGCACTACTTTTGAAAGGCTTCAAGACGTATTTGATGTGATTGTTGGATACGGTAAGTGGTTAGAGACGCAAGGATTTGTGTTTGATCAATACAGCGCTGATTTGGATACGATTGTTGACTGGAACTTGTCTTCTAGGGAGTTCCTATACTGGACTACGCAAAATTGGGCAGATAACAGTGTGATCACACTAAGTCCGTTTGCTGATAACGTAAAGTTTTCTTTACCAAATAGTGTTGTAGATAATATCTTCGATAGTTTCTATGAATACCGGGTATTAAAAGCCGACGGGCTGCCAATTTCTAAAAATAATTTAACGATCTCTAGAAACGACGGTGTTTGTGTGATTAACACAATTAACACTGTTGAGGGCATTTATTTTGCTGAGTTAAATTCTGTACAAAAAGAACATGCGATGGTGTTCAATAACAAAACAGTGTTTAACGATACGATCTACGAAATAGAAACTGGATATAGACAGCGTCGAATGAAATTGTCAGGATTCCGCACGGCGGAGTGGAACGGTGACTACTTCAGTCCCGGATTTGTTTATGATACAGCGTTGATAGATTCCTGGAAAGAGTACACAGATTACAAGTATGGCGATATTGTGAAGTTTACTGGCAAGTATTACTCTGCGATTCGCAATATCACAGGAGCAGCGAAGTTCTCGGACCAAGTAAATTCGTGGACGTTAGTTGGTAAGAAACCCGTTGCCGATCTAATACCGAATTTTGATTATAAAATTAATCAATTTGAGGATTTCTATAGTTTAGATATTGACAACTTTGACGCCTCTCAGCAAAAAATGGCTCAGCATTTAATAGGGTACACACCGCGAGTGTATCTAAACAATGTGTTTTCTAATCCAATTGCTCAATATAAGTTTTATCAGGGATATATCCGTGAGAAGGGAACAAAAAACGCAATTACCAAGTTAGCTAAGGCTAGTATTTTTAATTTACAAGGTGAGGTTAGTTATACAGAAGATTGGGCATTTAGACAAGGGCAGTACGGGTCTTACTCTAGCTATCAAGAAATTGAACTTCCTTTAATTGAAGGATCGTTTGTTGAGAATCCGCAAATAATCAATATTGTCGATCAGAAACCAAACGAACCAGTTGATTTGATCAATTACATAACTAAAGGCGAGCTATTAATAACCCCTGAGGATTATGATGTATCTAAAACGTTCAAAACTACGTCAACAAACAATTTTGTTTTAAATTCGGCTGGGTATGTGAGTTTTGAAGATATCACAGCCACTGCTTATAATGAAAACAGCTTATTAGACATTGCTTCAACTTCCGATATCGCGGAGGGTGATGTATTTTGGCTAGGGTTTAAACAAAATGGAGATTGGGATATATTGAGATATGAGCTCAACAATTCGAGGGTTGCTGGTGTGTATGTTAGTAACCCAGGTAGTGATATCACGTTTGTTACAGACTTACATCACGGATTATCAGTTGGTGATATTATATCAATAAATCAATTTAGCGATCAAGTTAACGGAGTTTATCGTGTAACTTCTGTACCTAAATTAAATCAGTTTACAGTTCCATCTGATTTGACTTACATTACTAACGAAGAATTGTTAAGTCCGGGTCTATTATATGAATTTTCAAGCGCAAGAATTGAGGATCACAGCAAGTTTCCAAGTGATCTTAAGATGCTTAGGGCCCCAACCGGATCTAAATTCTGGGTGGACAATCAAGAGAACGGTTCTTATAAGTGGCAAGTTTTAGAAAAAACTCAAAGTTTTAATACTTACACTAGTGTATCTAGTACTACTGGAGGCGTGTCGCAAAAGTTCGGTTCTAAAGTTTATAAAAATTCAGATAGTACCATTATTTTAGTAGGTTCACCAGAATTTTTGGGTAGTTATGATAATGGGAGAGTGTATGTTTTTAACGACATTGGATTTGAATCTGAACGAGTGTTTAATTATTCTATAAACACTGAAAACATCGACTATTATAACAGTGATATTTCTGAATTTGGATCTGCAATTTGTTATTCAAGCAACGAATTTTCTGACAGCGGATACGGGCTTATTGTCGCAGGAGCACCGGCTGCTGGGAATATTAGACAAGCATCTACTGTTGGCTTGAAAGTTTCTAAAGAATACAATTCGGTTGTAAACTCTACAGAGTCTGGATTGATAAAAATAAGCTCTGTTAACCCTATACTAATTGGCGATGTACCTCAATTTATTATCTCCAGTCCAAATTCCGTAGATTATCAACGATTTGGAGCATCTGTTGATCTTAAAGGGGATACACTTTTAGTGGGAGCACCTGGTACACTTACTACCGGTACTGGGGCGGTTTACGAATATCAATTAACATCGCCGGCCACAACAACTTACGTTCAATCAACAGCACTAAGCGGCAATAATTTGATATATCTGCGTTCAACTGAAGGCGTTGAGCAAGGGATGCGTGTCTGGATAAAGGATCTGTTTGAGGATATAATTCAAGGACCGACAGTAGTTAGTATCGGATCAAATGAGTTAGGCGATTACATCAAAATTAGCACCAATCTCGCACAAGACATTAATCAAAATTCTAAAGTTCAGTTTTATGATATTAGCAATTTAAAAGCCTATACTGGCATATCGACATCAACAACTGGATTAATGGTCTCGTATGTAGCACCTTTGACAACTTCGACGTTGTCTACTGGATCACAGTGGGGATACTCTCTATCTAAGAGCGTAGATGCTAGCTATGTAGCAATCAGTGCCCCTGGCAGTAATCAAGTTTCTATATTTTCAGGATCTAATTATTCATTTTTACAGAATGTCGAAGTTCCGTCTTTTGTGGAATCAGGAGACAGATTTGGTGACGCAGTTAAACTATCAAATGATGGTACTGTACTATTAGTCACAGTTCCTCAAGTTAAAAATATCAATCAGTCAACTGGTGCTGTAATAGTTTACATCAACACTGGTACAGCATTTGCGTATGATTCTACAATATATAATCCAATTCCGGGCAGTAAATTTAAATTTGGGACTTCGATTAGTATAGATGATGATTCGAGCTCTATAGCAATATCAGCGGTGGGATCTATCACTACTGAAATGACAGTCGATAACAATTCAACTACATTTGACGCTAAATCAACGAAGTTTTATTCAACAGTTGATAATTGCGGAACAGTGTATATTTTTAAGAAGCTGAGTGATTCTTCTAGATATGTACTTTGTGAAGAGGTATTTCCGATCGACTCTATTGACGAGTTATCTGGATCTGACTATGGCAGGTCTATAGTAATCGCTAATGATACCGTAGTTGTAGCAGCGCCTACTCAGTCTTCTGGTAAAGTTTATCAGTTTACCAAAACGGATCCTTCGATTTCTAGCTTAAACGTATATAAGAAATATGATGAATTTGTGGATACAGATGTTATACAAAAAGTTATGTTAATTGATGTAGACACAGAACAAGTGATTGATTATTTAGATTTGTTTGATCCAATTAAAGGCAAGATTCCGGGAATTGCTGATCAAGAAATTAGATATAAAACATCATTTGACCCCGCTCTATACAGTATAGGAACTGCTTCCACAAACAACGATGTCACTAGCAACTGGCTAGATGACCACGTCGGAGAACTTTGGTGGGATCTAAGTACCGTTAAGTATGTGTGGTACGAGCAAGGTAGTTTGTCTTATAGAAAAAATAATTGGGGGACACTGTTCCCGGGAGCCACGATAGATGTTTACGAGTGGGTGAGTAGTCAGTATTTGCCATCCGAGTGGAGCGCAATAGCTGATACACCATCCGGGCTAACTGAGGGAATTAGTGGACAGCCTAAATTTGTCGATAACAGTACGATATCTGTCAAACAAGTTTACAATTCTCTAACGAATTCGTTTACAAACCGATACTATTACTGGGTTAAAAATAAAGTCACAGTTCCGACTAGTAAAAACAGGCGGATTAGTTCTTACCAAGTCTCTTCAATTATTTCAAATCCTACATCTTACGGGTTAAAAATTGCATCTCTGATTTCTAAAGACGCAATGATTTTGTCCAATGTGGGCGATCTTTTGGTCGGCGATTCTATTAACTTAAACATTGCCTTTGATGAATTTAAAGGTTCGATACCTAAACATACTGAATGGGCTCTCATACAAGAAGGTTCTGATTCTAGTATGCCAACAGCAATGTTGGAGAAAAAACTTATTGATAGCTTATTAGGTCACGATAGTCTAGGGAACCCAGTTCCAGATCCTAGTTTATCAGAACGTACTAGATACGGTATTAGCATTCGTCCAAGACAAACCTTGTTTAAAGATAGGAAAGCTGCCCTTAGAAATTTAGTAGAATTTGTTAATTCAGTATTGCTCGAAAATCAAATTACTGGAAATTACAGTTTCGAAAATCTACTAAAAGAAGAAACTGTGCCAGTGTTAGCTTCCGGTGAGTATGATGAAATTGTTGAAGATAACGAATTACTCACACTTGTTGATGTTCGATACATAAAAACTGCAAAGATTAGTTGTTCAGTTGATAATGGGAAAGTTGTTCGTGTTTCAATTGATGACCCTGGGTTAGGATATAAAACTCCGCCAAAAGTGACAGTGATGACTGGGTCTGCTGAAATAAAGCTAGAAATCGACGGTTCTGGATCTGTAACATCTGCTCAGATTATCGATCCTGGCCACGGGTATGATATACCACCTGACTTAGAAATTAGACCGTTCACTGTGATAGTGTTATCAGATTCGATATCTAACGGAAAGTGGGCCAAGTTTATCAGAGATACTGAAATATCTGAATGGGTTAGAGTTTCGACTCAAACGTACAATACCAGACTATACTGGGATTATGTCGATTGGCAATCACAAGATTTTAACAAATTTGTAGACTATACAGAAACTGTTGATTACGTGTATCAATTAGATACATTAATTGATATTGTTGAAAATCAGTATGTTAAGGTTAAAAATGTAGGCGATGGAAGATACGTAGTACTCCGCAAGACTAATACGGATACTGGTACCTTCGGAAAGGGGTATGATCTAGTTTACAGTCAAAACGGGACCATACAAATTCAAGATAGGATTTGGAACACAGTTGGTAACAATCTAGGGTTTGATAGTAACAATAACTATGACCAAACCTTGTACGATCAAACTCCTGATATTGAACTTTCATATATATTGAAGGCACTAAAATCTGATATTTTTGTTAATGAGTTGAAAATTAACTGGAATTTACTCTTCTTTAAAGCAGTTAGGTATGCTCTGAGTGAACAAAAGATTCTAGATTGGGCGTTTAAAACCTCGTTTATCAGCGTTACTAACTACGCAGGTTCGCTGGATCAAAGACCTGTTTATAAGTTACAAGATAGCGCATATTACGAGGATTACATTAAAGAGGTCAAGCCTTATCATACTCAAATTAGATCGTTTTCTACGAATTACGACATACTTGAACCATCAAACACCTTTACTACGGATTTTGATTTCCCACCCTACTTCAATACGCAGACTCTGAAAATTGATGCAGCTGAATTATCAGATAGTGTTATTGAGCAGCATCCTTGGAAATCATGGTCTGACAACTATTTGTATAAGGTGGGTAGTGTTGGAATTGGCGACGTTGGGGAGGGATATAAATATCCTCCAACCGTGATTTTTAACACAGCAGATGGAGATACTGGCGGCGGTGCATCAGCAAAAGCATATGTTACTTCTGGAAAAGTTACATATATTGAGATACTGAACCCTGGAGCAAACTATCGAGTTGCTCCTACAATCGTTTTAGATGGGGGTGGGTATACCAAACAAGCCAGGGCGTATGCTCAGCTAGTCAATGGGAAGGTCAGAACCAATAAAGTTGGAATCAAATTTGATAGAGTTTCTAGCTCGCCAGAAATTGATGAGCATAATGTAGTTGACAGATTCTTATGTGATGGATCGACTAGCGAATACGTATTGAGTTGGCTCGCAGATGCCAACAAATTGAACATAACAGTACTATTGGATGGTGATTTGGTATTGGGATCTGAGTATAAACTGGTATTCTACGATCAGGTTTATAATGGGTATCATAAGAAATATTCAAAGATAGTATTTGTAAATCAAGTACCCGAAGCAGATCATTTGTTAGAAGTTCGATACGACAAGAATATTGAACTGTATAACGCGGCTGAACGAATTACTAAATTCTATAAACCTACAGCCGGGATGCCGGGCAACGACTTGGCTCAAGTAATGGATGGGATTGACTTTCCCGGAACTGTTATCGAAGGATTAACTTTTGATTATAACGCAAAATGGGGATATGATTACTCATCTTATGGAAAATTTTCATGGGCAGATAGCATAAGTTCTTATAAAACTGCAAGCGTATTAAATTACGATCCGATTCACAAGTTTTTTGAAGTTAATTCTGTAGACATTACAGTTGGGATGTTGGTCAACGCGCTAAGTGATGAACCGATATTTGCCGATGAGTCTGTATTTGTTTCCAAAGTAGAAATACAAGTCAATACCTCTAAATTGTATTTTAGTTCTGATATAATTAATCAAGTCGTTGGCGGGTTGGTGATTGAATTCTGGAAATATGATGAGAATTCGGCAATCTTAGATACAAGTATTAACGGCGGTACATTCATCGATGCTTTTGGCGTTGATCCAGCCCGGACTATAGTTGATGGAAGTGGATTTATTTCTCAAGATATTGCTCAAACAACTGAGGAATTAGTGCCCGGATTCGTAGCAGATTCCATAGGTATTAACGTATACACTCGAAATTCTCGAGGAGCTCCGATAGTATTTTCTGGAAGTGCTGATGTTAGCTCATACAGTACGACAACCGTTCAGTTGATGTTTGTCCCTCCAAATAAAGATAGCATCTTTGTAACATACAATAATCGTATTTTCATCGAAAGTACAAGTACTACCTTCTCTACACTAACTAACAGTTCTCTATATTATATTGATTGGGTTGCGAACACTCTAACTATTTCTCCGCAGTCTTCTAATGGAATTCTTGGGTACAACATTGTTGGTATTGGTGGAGGACGATCAACTCTAGAGGCTGGCGTTATTGATAGAGATTTTGCAGTCTCAGAAATTGGAACTACAGAAGCACAGGTATACAGTTTATCATCTGCTGATACTGTTAAGAGTGCGTATGTGACTGTTAACGGCTCTTCAATAACATCGCAATACTCAACTTCGACGCCTTACTACGTTTTGGGAGCAAGCAGCGACCTAAATAGGAGAGCATCAGTTCATGTTTACAATTTAACAACTACAACAGCAAATGCTGTTCAAGCATGGTTCTTTGGAACTGAGAACAAGTATTACAACGAATTTAAAGAACAAACATTTACTGTTACTTCTCCATCAAGCGTTTTTGCTTTAGAACAACCTCCCGGAATGCTAGAGCCCGCCGCTGTGAACATGATTGTTGAATTAAATGACGGCTCTGGGTTCAGAAAACTTGCTCCGCCCACAGTCGTTTATTACAAGTATGACGCATCTACTGAAATATTTGCCGTCGAACCGCCAAATCTTCCAGTATCAAATGCAGGTGTAGATTATATCAGGGTCTACGTTAACGGCAAACTTAAAAAAGTTGATCTCGAATACAACGTGACAATCGCTAAAGACTTTGTTCAGTTTAACCCAAATATACTATTCCCAGGTGATGCGATTGCGGTGCTTAGTGTTAGGAATGAGGAAGCATCGACTATTACTTTTGATGTTGTTGATGGTGATTTGGTATTGAATAAGCCTGTAGAAAATTCTATAATAAGAGCAACTTCGTTTACAAACCATGATGATATGATGGTTACTGTTGAGAAGTTTGCCGGCAGACCATCTAGAAGATTTACGCTAACCAAATCTGTCCTTAATGACAACTATGTTTGGGTTGATGTTAACGGAATTCCTCTAGTTAACAAGATTGATTATAAGATTCTAGAGGACTCTAGAACTATAGAAATTGGTGATAGGTACAATATACTAAGCACCGATCTTGTGACAATAACAGTTATTACTTCGGATAAACTGGCTAGTACAGTGTTGGGTTATCGAGTGTTTAATGATGTGTTTGAGAGAACGTCGTTTAAGAGGCTTTCAAAGGGAAATTCAACGGTATTGTCCGCGCCATTGACCGCAGATGACATCGAAATACACGTTGTTGACGCAGCAGTTTTAACACCACCAACACTTGATAAAAAGATACCAGGTGTTGTAGTAATTAACGGCGAGCGCATTGAATTTTTTAGTGTTGTAGATAACACGCTGACTCAGTTGAGAAGATCTACTTTAGGAACTGGACTTGCTCCCTATTTGGAAGTGGGGACGCCTGTTATTGATCAAGGATCTTATCAAACAATCCCGTATGCTGAAAACCAGTACAAGCAGATAATTTACACCACAAACACCAACAGTTATGTGATTAGTACAGTGACCACAACTGTTGTGAATCCGTTAAATTCTAATTCAGATAGTGTTTCGGATGGTATTAAATTGCAAAGTGATTTTGATACTTTAGTATCCGGCTCAGGTCAAGAAGTAATAACTCGATACTCTGATCAAGTTCAGGTATATTATGGTGGAAGACTGCTTAGAAAAGACGGCTACTACCTACACGATATTTCGTTAGCTTACGATAGTCAAGAAGCTGATATCGTAGGATCGGTGGCGGCAGTCCAAGATTTGCCATCTACAAATATTTTAGGCGAATCGTATTTGGTAACTGCCACAAATGAAGTTTGGGTTTACGAAAATTCTAAATCCGAAAATTCAGTTCTAGGGTATTTGTACAATGGTATGAAATATGTAGAACCTGAGTTTTCAATATCAGTAACTACAAATCAACAATTGTTAGAGTTAAATATTGAAAATGGAGTCCAAGAAAACATTAAATTGGTCATAGTTAAACGAGAGTTTAACAGAACTAATTTATGGAATGATCAAGTTTCACCGACACAAACTGAATCTATTATGGATAGCACAACATCGGTGGCAAAATTCTTGCAAGCTAGACCGGCAGAGCTCCCAAATAGAGAAAATCAAGGCCTGCTTACATCAGCTGGTCTTGCGTTAACTGACTCGAACGGAACCCCATTATAAAGGATATAAAATGCCATATGTTAACAAATTACCAATTTTAACTTCGGTTAGTAGCGGCACATATTTTGTGGCAGTTGATAATCAAGTTGCCCTTAGAGTCCCTTTAAATACAGTTGTATCATCTATAACATCTAGTTCCGTAAGAGGACCAACTGGCCCGATGGGACCTTTCGGGCCAGTTGGTCCTTCAGGTCCTTCGGGACCTCGGGGGATCCCAGGACTTGTTAAAACAACAACAGTTCCGACCAGTTCAACATCAACTGGTGTAGTTGGGACATTTGCTATTTCTGAAAATTATATGTATCTGTGTGTTGATACTAATTCATGGGTTAAACTTGCGTTGACGAGTTTTTAACTAGGATAAATATCGTAATGGAAGCTAACAAAGAAATGAAATTACCACAAGCACCGCAGACTAAACCCAACGAACACGGGGGAGTGAGCATTCAAGGACACTTGAAAATATACGACCCGAAAACAGCTGAAGTATTTGTTGATAAACGAAATGCAATACATTTCGAGAATTTTGCCAAAGCACTTGCTAGAGGAATTAGCAATCAAGGATTTGGTTTTATTTCTGAGATGTCATTTGGGAATGGCGGCACACGGGTTGATCAAACTGGGATCATTACATATTTGACGCCTAACGTAGTTGGCTCTAGTGCGAACCTATATAATCAAACATATACGAAGGTTGTTGATGCACAGCAACCAACTGACATTGACCCATCAAGGAATTTTATGGAAGTCCGGCACGTTGCAGGAACACCCTATGCCGATGTTCTTGTTAGCTGCCTCCTTGATTTTGGAGAACCCAGTGGTCAGGCTGCTTTCGATAACGCAACAAATACTGACGGAACATACGTATTTGATGAGATCGGTCTTCGTGGTTATAGCGCCGACGGGGTCGGGACAGGCGAATTACTGACCCATGTTATATTCCATCCGGTACAGAAATCTTTAAATCGTATGATTCAAATAGACTATACTGTTAGAATACAGAGTTTGACTGGGATGTAAAATATGTCACAAAATGATTACAATTTAATTTTTTCTGATCCTAGGAAAACTGAAACAGTTGTTGTGCCGGGAACAGCACCATATATCAATCTAGTTGATACTAGTCTAGCACTAATAGGCAGGGGGTATCCCGATTATGGTCGTAAACTAGCTCAAAATTTCTTATCCCTATTAGAAAATTTCTCAGGCCCAAATCCTCCTTCGAATCCTATCGAAGGGCAGCTTTGGTATGATACGAGCAATCCTAATAGAAAAGTTTTAAGGATAATGGACGGCACTGCATCGTCAACTAGCTGGTCTAGTGCGAATGGAATTTTCCAGCAAGGTACTGACCCTAAATTGACTGGAACTAGTGTTAAAGTTGGCGATCTATGGGTTGATACATCCAATAACTTGTTAAAACTATTTAATAGTAATTCTTGGGTAACAGTTGGTCCTAGTTCTGGCGGTAGCAGCCTGACTGGAGTTAGTTTTACTCAACTGATGGATACTGCTAGCAATCCTCATTGGGTCACAACTATTATAGCTAATAACCAGATTATTGCTATAATTTCTCAAGAGACTTTTATACTTCGTGGCGGTAATATTGGTGACAATCTCAGTTTAGATGGATTTTATAAGATTGTTCCAGGCATCAACTTACCACGACGTAATGGTATAGAGGCAGTACCAGTTTTTAACGGGATTTCTGAAACTTCGAAATCGTTGATAAGCTCGGACGGAGTATCAGTATATACTACTGATAAATTTTTAAGAAAAGACGATACCTCAGCATTTGGTCAAGTAATTACTGGTAATGTTGTTTTTAAGACTGCTAAAACTTCTGGAGAAGGAAGTCACGGTGTGGTTATTAAAAATGACACATCTATATCTAGTACAAAGTATATTCAATTTTATAAAAACTATGAAGATGCGATAATTCTTAATAATTCGTCAACTGGACGCATTCTTTTTAAGATACGAGGCGATCAGGGATTATCTGATATACTTGTGGCTGATAATGCTAGTGTGACTAGTAAAAAGACGCTTATTGTTGAAAGTGGGATGTCTGCTTATACCGCAGTAATCGGTACCTCTACATCTGTTTCAATAAGTCAAGGTAGCATAACAGCAGATGGTGGAGCTATTTTTGGAGGGAATGTAGTCGTTTCTGGAAATACAACCAGCACAGGTGTACTAACTCTCGGTAGTACTTCGGGAAATGGTAGCATTATTGTACCGGCAAATTCTAGTACATATAGCATTGGTTCTATGCAATCGTCGTTTAAGGATATTTACATGACTGGCGAAATCAAATCGCCGGCTGGGTCGTTAATTACAGTGTATGGTAATATCACCGGAAATGCTGGAGGATTACAAAACGCAACCACATTTAGAATTTCTGGTCAGGTACAAACAGTAAGTGATGTTGTTTTTAACGGAAGTGGAGCAGATAAGACGTTTCAAGTGTCGCTTTCGCCGACAGCTATTTCGGCACAGAGTCAGGCTACAGTTTCAACAAGTTCTCATCAAATTCTTGTGTTAGATACTTCTACTTCGGAATTGCGTAAGATGAATCGAGATGCGTTCATAGGAGGAGTTTTCCCACCGGGATTTGTCTCGCCGTTTGGTGGAACTGGGGCGCCTGTTGGTTGGTTGGCGTGTGACGGGAGTTCGTACTCTAACGCAGTTTACCAAAATCTATATGGTGCTATCGGTATGACATTTGGTGGTGACAGCGGCGCTGGAACATTTAAGGTGCCAAATATGACTACTTCAACATATGTTACCACAGGTACAAATACTGGTACGTATATTAATTACATAATAAAGACGTAAATTATGGCTTATACAATTCTAAATACTGATGGTACAACACTGGTTTTACTTGCGGACGGACAAATAGATCAATCAACAACTAGCATATCGTTGATTGGTAGGAATCGAGATTCCTACGGTGAATCCCTTAACAATAACTTAGTTAAGATGTTGGCAAACTTCGCGTCGGTTACTGGGAGTCCACCTAGAAGTCCCTTGCGAGGTCAATTGTGGTATGACACTTCTATACGTAGGTTAAAAGTTTATGATGACGGATTTAAAGTAGTTGGTTCTGTTGAAATATCAGATTCTCAATCCCCGAGCCTGCTTCCTGGAGATTTTTGGTTTGATTCTGTGAATGGGCAATTAAAAATGTACATTCAGGGTGAGACTAGAGTCATAGGGCCTTCGTATCCTAGCACGATAGGTGAGACAGGATTTGTGTTGCCTTCAAGCTCGCCTACTGGTAGTTACACACCAGTGAAAGAGGCAGTGACACTGGATTCTAAAAACGTACTGGTTCTCAAGTCCTACGGCAGTGTGATTGCGTTGACGTATTCAAGCCCAACTGGTTCATCATTTGAAATGGATACTACTGACGCAGCGGTATACATGCCAGATACGCCATCCAAAACTGTTGTATCTGGAGTAACAGTTGTCGGGGACATGAAAGTTCATGGGCAGTTGACTAATGATTACTTGTCAACAACCTTAGATATTAGCGATTTGGCAAGCGTTTATTCTGGAATTGGTAATAGCGGCAGCAACCCCACGCAAATAGATCAGCAGAATGTAAAAATCTGTGAAATTTTAACAGTATTGTTCCCGCCAGCGGCCACAACTGCTACATCAACAAGTACGGTTATCTCTGGTCTTTTACCAAATACTCAAGCTAGGGTATTGTGTAGATATCATGTACCAACAGAAGGATATCAAATTAGGGCTTATTATGTGACAAATGCACATACTTGGGCAGCATGGAACTTTACATCAGGTCTTAGAAATGTAATAGGGATTTAAATATGGCATATAATATAGAACGAAGTGACGGCAGCGAGCGATTTTTTATCGAAGATGGCCAAGTCGATACCGGATCACTAAGTGTGACGCTAGTTGGTAAAAACGTTATTAATTACGGTCTTTATCAAAACGAAAACTTTTTACATTTACTTGAGAATTTTGCCAAATCCACGGCTCCTGTGTCGCCGTCTATCGGGCAGCTTTGGTATGATACTTCAACATCGACGAATCATTTAAAAGTGTATCAAGGATCTGCTAAGTGGTCCAATTTGCCTAATTTTGAATTTTCCCAAACTATCGACCCTTCAGATCAGAATCCTTATGATTTTTGGTATGACACTGATGTTGATAGACTGTATATTAAGAATGGAGCTGGAGAGTATATTTTAGTTGGTGGAGCAGACTTATCTGTTTCGTCAGCTTCGAGACTTGATACTGCACGCACTATTAACGGTGTGAGCTTTGATGGCACAGCAAACATTACACTGACTTCAAATACAACCAACACGTTGACTCGGGGGTCGTATCTTACAGGCAACAACTTTAACGGATCAGCGGCCACAACGTGGTCAGTTGATGTTGGCGATGTTCAACAACCAAACGCAAGTAAGGTGGTTGCCAGAGATAGTAGCGGTGACATTAGATTTAATGTTGGTCACGGTGTTGCAACGTCAGCTAGGTACGCTGATTTAGCAGAAAAGTACCTAGCTGATGCTGAATATGAATTTGGTACAGTAATGATCGTTGGCGGCGTCGCTGAAGTGTGTGCTTGTTCTCCAGGTACAAAGGCAATCGGTGTTGTTTCTATAAATCCCGGATATATGATGAATTCGGATCTAGAGGGTGGAACATACGTTGCTTTAAAGGGCCGAGTCCCAGTTAAAGTAGTTGGAGATGTCAATAAAGGCGATTATTTGATTCCCGGACCCAACGGTTGTGCTATTGCTACGCAAGAGTTACAACTAAACATATTTGCGGTTGCCTTAACACACAGCCAAGATACTGGCTACGTAGAAGCAGTTATTTTATAAATTGGATAAATCAAGATGCCTTATATTTTATATAAATCCGACGGCACCAAACTCACTACTGTGGGCGATGCGAGTTTGGACAGCAACTCAACAGACTTAACCTTTGTTGGTAAAAATTATTCTGGGTATGGACAGGTAGTTAATGACAATTTCTTAAAGCTTTTAGAGAATTTTTCAAGTGCTTCAGCTCCGGCGAGACCGATCAAAGGACAGATTTGGTATGACAGTTCTAATAAAACATTAAAGGTTTACTACGACGGCAAAGGGTTCAAAAATCTAGCAAACATTTTTGTTCAGAGCGGCGAGCCTTCTGTAAATCTTAGACAACGTGGCGATCTTTGGTGGGATTCGGATAATTTTCAATTAAAAGCATTTGACGGGGCAGAATTCAAAGTTGTAGGACCGCTGTCTCCATCCTCGAACAAAGCATATTGGATACCTGGACAAGAGCAGGGAGAAGAGCAGCAAATTGTTCCAATCCTGAAAGCTGCGATTGCCACTTCGGATCAGTCTGAAGATATAATCACAGTTATTGCGAACCAAACAGTGACTCCGTCATCTCCCGGGGATTTTCCATTGATTGGTCGAGGAATTACACTAAAAGGTACTACAGCCACATCAGTAACAAACTACGGTTACACAGTTCCGGTAATTCGGTCAGGTGTTTATAAACTTTGGGGCACGGCATCTTATAGTGACTATGCTACTACGTCAACTAACGCATACACTGCGCACAAGTCGTTAGGCGGCAATTCAGATGCAATTAAATCGAGTACAAGCACCACAAGTACATCGTATTATTCAACAGCATCAATATCAACGTCATCTTATACAATTGTTCAGAGAGATCAAGATGGGACAATTAATGTGCAAGATTTACGTGGCAACATCCTATACGGTACTGCTACTTCTGCTCGATATGCGGACTTGGCAGAACGATATGAGTCTGATTCGTCTTATGATGTTGGTACTGTCCTAGTTATTGGCGGAGAAAAAGAAGTTACAGTGACTAACGAACACGCAAATACGTCAGTTATTGGTATTGTGAGTCGAAATCCAGCATATATGATGAATTCTGATGCAGGACCGGATAGCACCCATCCTTTTATCGCATTGAAGGGGCGAGTGCCCTGTAAGGTGGCAGGACCAGTAAAACGAGGCGATTTACTTGTAACAAGTATGTATGCTGGGTATGCCACATCAGCAACTGCTGACGATCACCCTAGCGCAGTCGTAGCAAAAGCTCTTGAAGATAACAACAAGAGCCTTGGCGTTATTGAAGTGTTAGTAGTTTAAATTTCTTCTAAAAATAAGCCGGCGAATACTCCTCTTTTCGGTATATTCCCGGCTTTAATCCTTTTAATGGTGGCATGTACATTTTCGATACTAACATTGAACTCATCAGCTATTGCTTTTAACCCTGCAAAAATTCTGGTCTCGCCATTTGAGTATGTTATTTGATATCTCTTAGTGTACGGCAATAAAGACGGATCGATTCCTTTAATCCATGCATAATCACGATTTCTTAATTTTTGTTTAGTTTCCTCAGAATGGTGTTTTCCATAAAAGTGATTTTTCTCCTTAATAAATCTTCCCTTCATTGACTTGCTGATTTTTTCTTTAAATTGATCAGAACGCACTACACCTTTGGCATATGAATTACCAATTGCGCGAAGACGAGCTTGATTTTTCACAGCATTGTTATGTGTTTTGCCATACATGCCATTTTTCTGACCCGCGTTTCCATATTTCAATTTTCGTTCTTCTGCTGTTAGCCTCTGAAGTCTCTTATTATTCGAAATTTTAGCTTTTTCAATAATTTGAAGTTTGTTTGGATGGTTACTTATACAATCCCCGCCATTCGCGGGAGCAATGTTATACCCACCAATGTTTTTATCAAGGAATAATTGTTCATAAGATAGTAACTCTTTTCTGCTAAGGAAGTTAGTTTCTTCAATTATGTAAAAATTGAATGACTCAATGCCGTACTTATCCACTGCTCTCTGCAATAATATATTATGGTGCTGATGCGATATTAAACCCTTTTTGTGATCTGATAATCTTTTATTAATGTTAGTTGAACTCCCTATGTATTTTCTACCAGAATCGATGTGTTCTATACAATAAATTCCTTGCACGGCTCGCTCACTTAGGTAGTTAAACAGCCATTGGTGCCTTGATTGCTGGGTGAGACGTGTAGCCCACGAGTTCAATATCGTCCATTTCAAAATCTGTAATTACTTGAATGTTTGGATTTAATCTAACGGACGGCGCTCTCATCGGAGTGCGTGTTAGCTGTTCTTTAACTTGTTCAATGTGATTTTTGTAAATGTGTGCATCACCAACTGAAATAATTAAATCCCCAACTTCTAGGTTACACACTTGTGCAATCATATGCGTGAACAATGCGTAGCTTGCAATATTAAACGGACAACCTAAAAAAACATCCATGGAACGCTGGTACATCTGACAACTTAGCC